GTTGCGATGGTCAGTTGTGCTGAGCCTTGGTAAACGATTGCCATGATGTTTTTCCTTTTCTAGTTAGCGTGTCGCTGTGAGTTTGATGGTGAGGTCGTAACAGGGGAGGTCTTGCGACCCGATTGTTGCGATGGATGGTTGTCCCGAGATGACTGCAATGTCTGAGCCGAGGATTGTGTCCACGACGCCAAGGATGTAGTCGGTTGAGTCTTGGTTGCCGGGTGGCGCACCAAGTATTCGAATGGTGATTGTGACGTCGGAAACTTTGGATGTTGGGTTTGCACCGAACGATTCAAACGACGGCAACTCAATAAATACGGTGAGCGGTCGTGCGTTGCGTGGATCGGTGACGGGTTTGAGTCCGAGCGCGGTGAGTGATGCGGCGACCGTGTTGATTGCGTCCGTGAAAATGCCAGCCATGTTAAGCGCACTGCGATCTCTTAACGCCAAGCAACTGGTTGACTCGACCCAAAGTCATTAACGGTGGTCCGCTCATGTCACCAAACGACGCGTAACTGTCTCCAGTTGTCCCGCGTTCACGGTAACAACCAGCCGCATACAAAGTCGTTCCAAGCAGTACGGCCCCGTCTGGTGGACTGGTTAAATTGTCGTGGTAGCCCGCGGAAACCCTGCGCCGAAAACACCATGCGTTTGCGGCCGCGACACAAGTAGTGAGAAACGCTGTGTCGTTAGCAGTTGCGGACGAGATGCCGAGAAATTCTTGAACGGCCGCCGTGGTGGTCCAACTACAACTCTGGGTCCAAGTTACGGTTCCAGTCGCTGCAGATCTCGGATAGTTATCGAAGTTTGATTTGACAAGTAGTTGATTCGTGATGGTGACTTCGTAATCAAATATGAAATCACCTTGCACGCCGATACCAACAAAGAGAAAAGTAGGAATCGCTTGAACGATATATGTCGCATCAAAACTGTTCCCTACTCCTGCGACAACGATCGTTTGACCGATCGTGATGTCGGTTGCCTCGAGAGTCTGGATCACGGCGTAGTCGTCTACACGCTGTGCATGCGTGACGGTAAATACGGCCATGATCCAGATCCTCTCTTAGTTTCCGTCTATCAGACGAAAGCGGCCTTGATGGTGAGGGTTGGGTCAATGACCTTGGATGCCCAGTAGCCACGGAACGCAATTTGGCGTGAGAGCTGTGAGGGCATTTCAACGGAAATTGCACCCTTCGCCATTTCGTAGTTCTCAAGCGCACGGGGGTCAAGGATGGTCATGCCAGCCGAGGTCAAGTTGCGGTCAACGACAACGCGCAAACCGAAAGCAAACGCACCCTGTGTTGAAGCGACATTAAGTGAACCGTATGCGTTCATTGGGCCCACCTGTGGGAACAACGGACGGTCAGCGGTATCGGACAAACTGCCCATCAATTTCCAGACGTTCGGTGACACAGCCAAGATGGACGGCAAGTTGCCATTTGAACCAGTCAAGATGTCGGCAGCTGCGGTGTACATCCACTCAACCCAGTATGCCGGGTCAGCAATTGATGCGTTAGCAAAGTTGTTGCTGTTGGTGGTGCCAGTCTGCAATTCCGAGCAGGCGAGCAAGTCGGTGCGGTCTGCGTACACGCGAGCCATGTCGTCAAGCAACGGTCCGAGTGCTTCAGGCTGTGACCAGTCGATTGCGGCTTCGCTGATTTCAACATAACCACCCTGAATGGTCTTAGTGATCTGAATGTCGTCAATGCCGAAAGCCGACGCGGTGATGGTCGTGTTCTGTGTGGCAGTGCCCACTGAGTTATGGACATTCACCACTGGGCGAATGAAAACGGAGCCTCCCTGCGGCATGGGGCGCAACGTGGTTGCATCAACGAGTGGGCGCGAGCCGACAAACGAGTTGAACACATTTTGGATGATGGGGGTTGGGATCACACCGGGGATGTCAGGCGTGGTCACGTTGGGAGCGGCGGCTCGAATGTTTTCGTTGAGTTGTGCGAAATCGCTTCCACCACGAACGAAAGCCGAAATGTATTCGGACATTGACGGCAATTTGAATTCGCGCTTGGCGGTTGCATAGATCGGTTGAGTCGCGATTGCGGCTTCAACGCTTGTTGGTTCTGACATGGTTTCATCCTCCTCGGATGGTGTTGTTGGGGTTGTTTCTGTTGGGATTTCTTCTTCGGGTTCGTCGGCTTGAGCCACGAGGGTTTGTATTTCTGCGCCCGAAAACGCTGGAACGGCGACAAGCGATAACTCGACAAGTGAAGCGCGAGTGACGACGGTTGCTTTAAGTTCTTTGTCGTAATACGACTCCTGAACCTCTGCACCTACGGACACCGCATCGTACGCACCCGAGCGAATAAGTTCTACGGCATCCGCACTGGCTCTCGTCCGGGCAAACGTCGCAGTGAAGCCGAGGCCCTCATCCATATCGGCGAGAGCGTTCACGGTGCCACGCAACTGCGTTAAATCGTGTCCCTCAATAAGTTTGGCGGCTTTCTGATTGACATCAAAAGCACCTCGCTCAAACGCCACACGCTGACCGCCTAAAACGGTTGCGGTGACTGGGGCCCACGGGACTGCGATACCAGAGATAGACGCAGGTGCGTCGCTATCTGATTTTGCAAAGTCCAATGTGGGTAGATCGGCTGTTAGTCGAATCATGCCATTTCCTCTGATCTGCGTTCATCTGCTGAAGGTTCGTAAGCAACGCTTGCTAGTTCGTTTTCGGCGAGGTAGTCCTCAATGTCAAATTCAACATAACGGCCACGGGGCAGAATGTTGTTCATGCTCAATGTTTGTTCAATGCAATCCAAATACTGTTTTGCGCCAAACAAGTACAAGTCTTGTCGTGCGGACTGTGCGTTTTGGTATGTGTAGCCTTGTACGCCAATGCCCAAAAGGTATGCGGGGACCCCGCAGACCCTTGACGTTTCGAGTGCTTGGAACTGGCGCGCTTCAACCAACTGGAGTTTGTTCGGGTCACTGGAGAATTCTTTGAAAGTTACGACGCTGTTGAGTGCGCCAATAGCCCCTACCTGACGAGCATTACGCCACGCGGCGGCAAGTTCGGACAGGTCCTCAGCGGACATTGGTTCGGATGCGTCGGTCTGCTGTAGCCACCCGGCAGCGATTTCATTGACTGCAAAACGATCGGCGGACTGCTGAAGTTTGATCGCTGTTGCGATTGCGCGGTTGCCCGTATAAAGCAGACCTTGCGACGGTGCCAAGAACTGGATCACGTCATCAGTGTTTAACTGGATGCCGTTAAACATAATGTCGTTAGACGGTCCAAAACGCTGGGCGGTCTGCTGATCGCCCAAAGTAACCATTGCGGCAGGCAACCATTCAAACGAAAGCGGACGGCCAGTAGCGGACGACCGTGAGGTGACATACCAAAAGCCTTGGCCCCACAAAATGAGGTCTGTTACCAGTTGCGAAAAAATGAAGTTTCGAGTCACGCGAGGATCGGGCTGATCCATCCACGACTCGTTCGGCTCGTAAATTTCCTCGTACTCTTCGCCACTCCATTGCTTCGTGTAATGCTTAAGTTCCAAGCAGCCGACCATTGACGCGATCATCTGAATTGAACGCGAAATGGTCGGCACAGACAAAGCGAGTCGTTGCAACTCCCCGACAGAGTACGCGTAAAAGTCGCCGATCTGTGCGGCTGAACCAGCCGCTGCCTGAACGGGAGCAGACGCAAACGCGGGGGTCGCATTAACTTTCTTGCTACCGAAAAGAGCCATCACTTGCGAGTCTCTCACACTTTTTGGTCTGTGTTAAGTACCCTCAGCCAAAAGCGAAAGCGGCTTTATTAGACCGCACTGGTTTGGACGCAAGCATGATTCCCCACACTGCACAACGCGCCAACTCAATCGGACCGGGTGACTTTTGCGAACTCAGCACAATTGAGCCGCCCGTTTTTACGGCGACGCTTCGGGCAAAATGTTCGGCCAGTGCAATGTCGCCAGTGTGGTGTACGCGATCCTCAATAATCATTGAGCGACAGGCCGCAGTCCATTTGAGCAGTTCGGCATATCCGACGATTTGCATTCGACGTCGCAAGTCTGGGGGACAGTGAATTTCTAGTGATGGGGTGACC